TTATCCATCATATGCTATTTCTAAGTATGAAACTATTACAACCAATTCTATAAACCAAACTATCAATGTTGCTGCTGCTCCTGCTGGTGGATTATCTATTAATAAGTTTGAAACAGTAACAACAGACTCATTAACTGGTGAACTTACAAAGATAGCACAGTTAAAACCTATAATTTCTGATTCCACTTCAATTACAGAAGATAGAACAGTAAATAGAAATGCTGCTACAAACTATAATATTAATAAATTTGAGACTGTAGCAACCGATTCATTAAATGCTACAGTAAATAGAAATAATGCAGTTACATATTCAATTAGTAAATCAGAAACAGTTACAACCGACTCATTAAATCGAACAGTTCAAATTACTGCTGCTGGTGGATTATCTATTAATAAGTTTGAAACAGTAACTACCAACTCTTTGAATGTAACTGTAAACAGAAACAATGCTACAAACTATTCTATTAATAAATATGAAACAGTTACCACTAATTCCTTAAATATTTCTTTAGCTCAGTCTTTATTTATAAATAAAAATGAAACTGTTACTACTGACTCATTAAATGTAACTGTAAACAGAAATAATGCTACTACTTACAGTATTAATACATTCCAGAATGTAACTACTGATTCCACAAACAGAACAGTTCAAATTACTGCTGCTGGTGGTTTAAGTATTAATAAATTTGAAACTGTTGCTGTGTCCGATGTTAGAACAGTAAACAGAAACAATGCTACTACTTATCAAGTTAATAAGTTTGAAACAGTTACAACAGACTCATTAAATAGAACAGTTGCTATTCAAGAAGCATTGGATAGAGAACCAAATAGATTTGATAACATAACGGTTACAGAATATAGAAATGTAGTAATTTCTACACTTAAAATTATTAAATCAGAACAAGTTTCAACTGACTCCACTAACAGAACTGTTTCAATTTCTAGTGCTGGTGGATTGTCTATTAATAAATTTGAAACTGCTACAGTTCAAGAGTATAGAAACGTAATACTTCCTACACTTAAAATAGAGAAATTAGAAACAGTTACAACCGACTCATTAAATAGAACAGTTCAAATTACTGCTGCTGGTGGAATTTCAATATCTAAATATGAAACAGTAACCACAAATTCTTTAAATGTTTCCTTAGCTCAGTCTTTAGTTATCAATAAGAATGAAACTGTTACTACTGACTCATTAAATGTAACTGTAAACAGAAATGCAGCTACTCCAAGAAGTATTAATACATTCCAGAATGTAACTACAGATTCCACAAATGTAAGTAGAAGGATTAACCCTTATTACATAAATAAATATGATTCTACCACAGTTTCAGAATGGTGGAATGTATTTATTCCAGTAGCAGGACTTCTTTATATCAATAAGTTTGAAGCTGTTTCAGTATTAGAGTATCTGCTTCCAGTTATTAAGAGTTTGTTTATTAGCAAGTATGATTCTACAAATATACAAGAAAGTCTTGCAGATGTAATTAAACAACTTCACGTTAGCAAGTTAGATGCTACTACCATATCTGAATTCTTAGCACTTGCTATGAGTGCAGTTAAAATCAACAAGTTTGAAGCTGTCACAGTTTTAGAGAATATTCAAAATAGACTAGCACAGCTTAAAATAGACAAGTATGATGCCACAACAGTAGCAGAAGCTATAGTAGCTGCTATAAAGCAGGTTAAACCTAACGTATTTGACCAAATAGGTATCACAGAGAGTAGAACTGTACAGATTGTAGCAGCAGGTATAACAGCTATTAACACTTTTGACAATGTTCACTTAGTTGAGAACATAGTAGCCAAGATTGCACAGTTAAAACCTTCTATTTTCGATTCTACAACAGTTACAGAGTCAAGAGTAGTCAACATACTCACAGCAGGTGGAATAGCTGCTAGTGTATATGATACAGCAGCTTTATCAGAGCAAATCATACTAGTTCTGAAGCAGTTGAAGAAAGGTGTCTTCGATGGAATAACAGTTACAGAAGATAAGATTGTTCAGATTGTTTCAGCAGGAACAAGACAAGCAAGTGTATTCGATGCTAAGACAGTTACAGAATATGTAAACTTACTTATTAAACAGTTAAAGATTTCTACAGTTGAGAATGTTGGAGTAACAGAGTTTATAGTTACCGCAATCAAACAGCTTAAACCTTCCATATTTGAGACAGTTGGAGTTTCAGAGTTTAAGGAAGTAAAGGTACATTTAAAAGCTATAAAGTTTGATAACGTAAACGCAACTGATGCAGTTTTTGCAACAGTTCTATCAGCAGGAACAAGAAGTGTAGCACTAAGTGATACAGCAGTTTTATCAGAGTTAGCTACTGTTGTTATAAAAGTTTTATATCAATCGCTGTTTGATTTAGTGACAGTGGATGATTATGCCAATGTTTTTTCAGCTTCTCCTAATTTATTTAGAAGGCTGAAACTAACCTATCTTGGGAGATACCCAGATGTGGTATATACTAGTAGATTTCCAAAAGTTGTGTTTACTCCTAAATATGGAGAAACCGATATTACAGATTATTAAGAGGTGATGACTATGCAAACGATTAATGAAAAAACTACTTATGTTGTTAATCTAGCTTTTAAAGATGAAGATAACTTAGCAATAACCCCCAATAGTGCTAATTATACACTGTATAACTACACATCTAGTTCTACAGTGAAAGATTTGACAACTATAACGGTAACAGGGAGTAGTGTGGATTTAGAAATACTATATAACTATAATAGTATAGTGAATCCAGCAAATGAGCATGAGATGATGTTGTTGACAGTGGATTTTATATTTGACGTAACTAAACGTGGAACATCAGAGTACAGGTATCTTATAAAGAACCTGAAAAAAGTGTCATAAAAACTACATATGTTTTTATGAGATAGGAGACTAAAATGAGTGAAGGTATTTCTCAATATTTAAAACATGTTATAAACGAGAAGGCTAAAGAGCTTTCTAAGGTATCACAAAAGGGAGTAGGTCCATTGGTAGATGATTCTAGACTATATAGGAGTCTTAGAAGTTATCTTGCATCTAGCGATAATATGGAAATAACAGACCCTTATGAAAAATCAGTATGGGTATTTGCTTCTATTAATGCTATTGCCCAAAACGTTGCTAGAGTTCCTTTATACATATATGAGGAAAAGAAAAAGGATATAAAAAGTGTAGTTTCTACAGGACCATTGTATGAACTTTTTATGAACCCAAATCCATATATGATTGGTAGCACATTAACATTTGCTACAGTTATATTTATGGAACTTTTTGGTGAAGCATTTTGGGTTTTTGAGGGTAGAAAAAATATAACAGAAGTTCCTAAAGAAATTTGGTGTGTAAGTCCACAAAGATTTGAACCAATATTTGACGATAAGAAACAGTTTAGGGGATATTGGAAGTATAAAGCAGGGGAAACGGAAACAATATTTGCTCCTCATGAAATCTTGCAATTTAAATACTTTAACCCCTATGATGACATTAGAGGTGTTTCTGGTATTGAAGCATCAAGACTTGGTGTTGAGCAGGATTATTTTGCAGGTAAGTATAATAAACAGTTTTTTAAAGATGGTGTTTCACTTTCTGGTATGATTCAAGCCCCTGATTTTCTTACAGATGACCAGTATAAGAGAATAAAAGAACAGTTTGAGGAGAAACATTCTGGGTACGGAAATGCTCATAAAGTGGGTGTTATTGAGGGTGGTGCCACTTTCTCAGAAACTAAATTTATGTCTCAGAGAGATATGGAGTTTAGTGTATTAAAGAGAGTCATACGTGGTGAGATATTAGCAGCTTTTAAGACAAATGAAGTTGTTCTTGGAAACTATGAAAATATTCAATCTTATGAGGGCATTAAGCAGGCACATGAATCGTTTTGGAAAGAAACATTACTACCAAAAATGATTTATATTGAAGATTTACTTTGGGGTAAGTTCTTTTCAAAGATAGAAAATGGTAAAAATTGGGCAGGTTTCGATACTTCAGTAATTGAAGCTCTTAGAGAAGATTTTAATACTAAGGTTGGAATGGCTAAAACTTTAAGTGAGATAGGGTATCCCTTAAATGCTATAAATAAGAAATTAGATATGGGATTTGAAGATGTCCCTTGGGGTAATACTTGGTTTGTTAAGATGGGAATGGTTCCTGTAGAATATGCTATGCAAGGACCACCTAAACCAGAACCTGCAACTGATGATGATGAAGAACCTGGAAGTAAACCAGATAAACCACCTCCTGGAGATGAAGAGGAACCAGAAGTTGAACCTACTCCTGGAAAAGATATAAATGACATAGAATACACAAGTAGGGATGATTCAGCATGGGCAAGTTTTATTTCTAGACAGATTCCTGTAGAGAATCTATTTAAGAGTAAACTTAAAAGGTTTTTATATGAACAAAGAAAACGAGTATTAACAAATATTTATAATTCTAAGGAATTCTTTAATGAGGTTGAAGAAAAACAAGCATTAACCTCTATATTACAGAATTTATACTTTGTTGCTTCACAAACTGGTAAAGAACTATTGAAAGAAGAAATATTAATGGATGAAATTGAGTATAAAGAAATTGAAGATTTAGTTTCTGAAAGACTTACCTTTAGTTCAACTACTATTATTACTACATTAAAAAATAGCATAGCTAAAATCTTAGAAGATATTAAAGAAATTAACTCACAAGCAGACAAAGTAAGAATACTCTACAATAAAACTGATAATATAATTGCGAGAATTGCTAGAACAGAATCTTCAGCAATCATCAATGGAATTAGGTATATACTTATGCAAAAGCAGGGTATAAGGTATCATAAATGGGTTTCTAGGTCTGAAAAAGGTAGACATAATGAGTTTAACGGAAAAATAGTAAAGATAGGAGAATCTTTCAGTAAGGATTTTATTTTAAGATACCCCACTGATAAAAAAGCTCCTGTTGGAGAGGTGATAAATTGTTTATGCTATTGTGTGCCAGTCATAAAAGCCAAGTAATATTAAAGAAATTTGGTATCATTGACGATAATATAATAACAGCATAGCTATTTGTGCCTTTAAATGGAGGTAGGTTAATATGGATAAGGTAATCAAAACATTTGTTAGTCAGATTAGAAGTATAAATGAAACTAACAAAACATTGGAAGCTGTAATTTCTGATGAGACTATTGACAGATACGGAGAGATAATTCAAGTAGATGCTTGGAAGAAAAGATTAAAAAGATATAAAGAACATGCAGTCCTTTTAAGTTCACATAAATATGACAAACTCACAAACCAGATAGGAGAAGCAGAAAGGGTTTTCGTAGATGGAAACCAACTTATTGCTAAGTTTAAATACTATGCTGGTGAAGGAAATGAGGAAGCAGATTGGGGTTGGAAGTTAGCTTCTAAATTTGGTAGAGCTGCTTATTCTGTAGGTTTTTTACCTTTTAACGCAGAGGATGCTGATGAAAAAGACTACGATGACGTTAAAGCTGGAAAGAAAGCTAGGAGAACTTATACTGACGTGGAGTTACTTGAGGTGTCTCAGGTTCTTATACCTGCTAACCCGTCAGCAAGATTGAGAAGTATTGACGAAGAGTTTTCAGAGGAACCAGAAGTTAGAGAGTATTTTGAGGAAGTTGTAAAAGATTTAGATATAGAAAAGAAACCTGACACAGAAGGTTATGTTCATATAGGGGTAGATGAAGGGAATCATGATGAACATAAAATAAAAACAATAGCTATATCAGCATCTCAAGGCATTCAAGCACATTATTGTGTAGATTGTAAAAGTGTAACTGGGTACTTATTTGATAAGAAGAAAGGTTGGACTCATGAGAAAGCTGCTGAGTGGGTTAAGAAACATAGTAAAAGCATAGATGAGTTAGACACTTTTACAGATACGTTTATAAATATGGATGTGTATATAGATGAAAAGGAGGAAGAAATGAAAGAAATTTTAGAAGCAATAACTAAATTGTCAGAAAAGGTTGATGCTCTTCAGCTTAAGATAGAAGAGAAAGCCAAGAATGAGGAAGATATAGAAAATAAATTAGATGAGGAAACTAAGAAAGCTGAGTTAGAAGCACAGAAAGCTTTAGATGATGAAACTCAGAAGAAACTCTTAGAGGAACAGAAATTGGAAGAGGAAACAAAAAAGGTTAAGGAAGATGAAGAGAATTATATAAAAACCTTGATGGATGAGGCAAATAGTATAATTACTAAAATAGCTGATAAAATTTCCGTTCAGTCTGGCGAAGACAAATGAACAAGGAGATAAGGTTACATAAATAGAATAGAAATACATAGGAGGAAATTGATATGGAAATTAAAGAATTATTCGATACACAGAAAACAATGTTGGAGAAGATGGGTGCTTCTCTTGATACTATTATGGACGCACATAAGAGTCTTGAGACTAGGATTGCAGAGATTGAGAAACAGTCTACCCCTAGAAGGGTTTCGGTTTCTGGTCTTGAGGACTATAAGAAGGATTTTTCACTTCAGAGGGCGATTAATGCTATCGTGTCCAATGACTGGACTAATGCTGGTTTTGAGAAAGAAGTTTTTGCAAATGCTTCAAAGAAAGCTATGTCTGCTGGTAGTGATACTGCTGGTGGTTATATAGTTCCCAATGAGCTTTTAACAGACTTCATTGAGTATCTTAAAGCAAAACCTGTCGTATCTCAGATGGGAGCTACAATTTTACAGGGGTTAGTTGGGATACCCGTTGAAATCCCTAAACAGACTGGTGGAGCAACAGCTTACTGGGTCGGTGAAAATCAGGCTATTTCTGAGTCTGCATTAACACTTGGTCAGCTTGCTTTAAGCCCAAAACAGGTGAGTGGTCTTGTTAAATTGTCTAACAGACTTTTAAGAACTTCTAACCCGTCAGTTGAGGCTATGATTCGTAGTGACTTACAGGCAGTTTTAGCTAACGCTATTGATTATGCTTGCTTAAGAGGTTCTGGTGCATCTAATGAGCCTATAGGTATTGCAAATACTGTTGGTATTAATACTGTAACTTTTGGTACTGGTAACGGTGCTGCACCTTCTTTCGACTATCTGTATGATATGCAGTATAAGCTTCAGGAAGATAATGCATTTACTGGCAATATGGGTTATATTTTTCACCCAGTTGTTAGAAAACAGCTTATGAAATCTAAGATTGCACAGTATTCTGGTGATACTGCTGGTAACTACATAGTGCAGCCTATGGTTTCTGATTCTCAGTTGCAGAACTGGATGGGTTTTCCTTACAAGATGACAACTCAGATTCCTATTAACTTGACTGTCGGTAGTGGGACTTGTACTGAAATTTATTTTGGTAACTGGTCAGAGTTCATAATTGGTCAATGGGGTGGAATTGAGATAATGGCTTCTAGAGAGACTTCTGATGCATTTGAGAAGAATCAGGTTTGGGTAAGGATTATACAGGAAATTGACTTAGCTGTTCGTCATCCTGAGTCATTCTGTTTAGTTAATACTGCAACAGTGTAAATAAAAGTAGAGGGGGCATGTGCCCCCTCATAGAATAGGAGGTAAAGATATGAAACGTGATTTAGGAAATTTGATTAATACTTATCCAGCATTTTCTCCTACTACAGTAGGAATTACTGGTGCTCAGTCCGTAACTGGTGCTACAATCGACAGATTTGGATATGAGTCTATTGTGTTTGTTTTCACAAATAGTACAACTGCTCATGGGGCACAGGCAACTGGAATTACTATTACAGGTAAAATTCAGGAATCTGTAACAGGTTCTAGTTGGGCTGATATTTCTGGTGCTACAGGGTATCACAATGTGACAAATACTTTCTCAAGATTGGAAGTTGCTGTTGCTGATGCAACACAGTTGAAACGGTATGTGCGTGGAGTCTTAACTGCACAGATTGATGGAGCAGGTAACTTTTTGGTTGTTGATGGTATAGCAATTTTAGGTTCACCTAAAGTCTATCCTGTGTAACTAAAGCTGGATTAGGGGGGAAATATGAAAGCTATAGTTAGAGAAGGCTATGTAGTGTTTGTTAGAAATAGAAAGTATGGGGCAGGAATTCAAATTCCTGCTCCAGACCTTAAAGATGTTCTTGAGAATCAATCTTGGAAAGTTGAGGTGTCTAATGGCGAACAAAAAGAAGAAGAAAGAAAACAAGAAGAAACAGAAACAAGAAGTGACAGTAGTGAAGAAAAAGAAATGATAAAAGATATTGCTGTTGATAGGATGGTAAAGACTGAACATACTAAAAAAAGAGGTAGAGTAAGTAAATGTCTATAATGTTAATATCAGTTGAAGAGGCTAAAAGTTTCTTAGAAATAGATACCTCTATTGCTACCTTCGATGTGTTATTAGCTAATTTTATTAAGAATATTTCTGATAGAATTCAGATGTACCTTAATAGACGGCTAAAGAAAGAATCTAGAACAGACTATTTTAATGCTGGTAGGAAGAAATACTATCTTGATGCTTTTCCTGTTGATTCTACTATAACTCCTACTATTGTTTTAGATGATATACCACAAGTTATAAATGATGATTTTTACTTATGGCCTGATTCTGGATTAATTGAATTTGAATTTAAAACTAGTTATATTGAACCTAGACAGATTTCTGTTGCTTGGACTGGTGGATATGCTGCCACTTCTACCGTAGTCGGTGGAAGTTTGGTAAATGATATTCTTTTAGATGTTCCAGATTCACTAAAATATGCGTGTACTTTACAAGTTGCTTATATGTTTAGAAGAAGGAAAGATATAGGATTAACTTCTATATCAATGCCTGATGGCTCTATTAGTTCATTAACACCTACTGATTTGTTACCAGAAGTTAAAAAGATACTTAATCATTTTAGAAAAGTACCTGTGGAGAAGTAATGGCTATAATCCCAAAAGATATTAGGGTAGAAATGATAATGAATTTTAGACCAGTTATTGATAAACTGTCTAAACACGTAAGGAGTCTTGGAGGAATACAAGAATATGTAAATGATTATATTTATAACAATTCAAAAACTGATTTAGAAAAATTTAGAAAAAGTGCTGTGACTGAAATATATTTTAGAGCAGTAAAACATAAAAGTAAAGAGTATAATGTAGACAGAGCTACTATAAGCTATAAAAGAAAAGTTAATCAGTATACCACGGATTTTGGAATTTATTTTGATTATAAATTTCATCCAGGTATAGCTACTATAATAGGGGATAAAAAAATAACAGTAATTCCTAGAAAAGGGCATACGTATTTAACTGTTCCTGAATATAATAGTCCTGCTTATGAAGAAGGAGAGTGGATTGCAAAAAGATTGAGTGATTTTCATGGTGTAAAGTTTAATCCAAAAGGTAAAGTTCCTTATTGGTATTTAGAAGGTGAGAAGTCTAAAGTAGAAAATAGACAGATTTTATTTTGGGGCAAGAAACAAGTTGTAAAACGTCCTCCAATATCTACTAGCAATATTAGAGGAGTTGTTGAGGCTAAATTAAATAGTGCTATAAATAACTTAGCTCATAGAGCTTTGAAGAAACTGGGTGGTATTCAGATTGAATTCCTTGGGATTGAGAATATATAATGACTACCAGACAAGAAATACTTGGAGAAATTAAAAGTACTTTGGAAAATATAGTAGATTCCAGTGATAACCAAATTTTTAAATTTATTGGAGACACACAAAGTCCTATAAATTTAGATACAGTTCCTTTACCTGCTATATTTTACTATTCTGGTAGAGAGATTAGGTTAGAAAGTGACGATAGAGCAGTTATAGGTAAAGAAAATTGGGAATGGTATATAACTTTAGAAGTATGGGCACAGAATACAGATATGGAAGAGTTATTGGAAGATATACATGAAGCTTTATACTCTAATTACACATTGGGACGTCATGCTGAATGGAGTGAAAGAATGGGAGTAGATTTTGTTACTATAGACCCTGCTGAACATCTTCAAGCTATGGTGATTCCATATAGAGTTATATACAGACACAATTTAGGAAATATGTAAATAAGGAGGTAGCAAATAATGGCAACTCAAGCAAAAGGTTCAAGAACAAAGATGATTTATGACGTGGAAACAACTTTTAAGACTCCACCTTCGGCAGATGCACATGTAATGCCGTTTGTGAGTGAGACATTAAAGATGTCTAGGAATTTAATAGATTCTAATACATTGAGGGGTACTAGAAACCCTAGACAACCTGCTGTGGGTAATCAGGAAATAGCAGGGGATATTACAGTTGAGTTAGACCCATATATGGGCAGAATGTTTTACAATTCCCTTGGTACATTTTCAACAAAGGGAACTTCACCATATTCCCATACATTTACGGTAAGTGATTTACCTCCTGGTATGTTTATTGAGAAAGGATTTCTAAACTTAGATACCCCTCAGTACTTTAAATACTATGGATGTAAAGTAAATAGTTTGAAAATGTCACTAAAACCAGAAGGGTATGTAGATACTACATTCTCATTAATGGGAGCTTCTATGACTGTAACAGCAACATCATTTCAGTCTTACCCGACAGATTACACATCTACAACAACATCGTATGGTGGTGGGTTTACTGGATTTGAAGCAACACTAAAAGAAGGTGGTACATCATTTGGTGTGGTAACAGCACTTGAATTAAATATTGAGAACAACCTTGATGGTACAGTTTTTGTTATTGATGGTACTGGTACTAGGTATTCTATGCCTGAAGGTCTTGTGAAAGTTTCTGGAACTTGTACAGCATTGTTTGATGATATGGCGAGGTTTAATAAAGCAGTAAATAACGCTTCTACAAGTTTGCAGATAACTATTAAACATGGAGCAGGAACTGGTGCTGCAAATAATGAAATGCTGGATATTTGGATTGATGAATTAATTTTTGAACCATCTTCACCTGTCATTTCAGGTCCTGGTGGGATTATGGTAGAACTGCCCTTTACTGGATTTTATCAGTCAGGTGCAGCTTCTTCAGCAATAAGGTTCATTCTGTGGAACCTACAGACACAGGGAGCAATAATGTCGTAAATAAAAAATTAAAGCCCCTCTTGAAATATAGAGGGGTATTTAAATCTCAGGGGGGATTATGGAAACAAAGAATTATTCTTACACAATAGGTCCTAAAACCTACACAATGAAGCCTCTTGTCATGGGGCAATTACAACAATTAATTAATATCATTAAAGATGTTCAAATTTCTGATTCTGGAAATATAGCATCGTTAATAATGGATTTGGGAGATAAATTACCTGAAGCCATAGCTATAGTATTGCACGTTCCAGATGTTCATTTAAAAGATAAAAATATTAAAGAGATAGCGAATGAGATAGCATTTGAAATGACTCCAGAATTAACTTTGGAGGTAGTAGAAGATTTTTTCGAGTGCACCCCAATATCTTCACTAATAGAGAAGTTAAAAGGAACAGTAGAAAAGGTAACAAAAAATCTAAACCAGACAGTGACTGGTTAGAAGAAATCTGCGTAGTTTTAGCTAGTGGAGATATCCTCAAAAAAGAGGAAATAGTTTGGGGCTATACTATAGAAGAGGCAAAACCTTTTTTAGAATTTAGAGTTAGGGAAATAACTTTTAGAGAAGCTGTATTGGCGTATTTGGGGGTTAAGGATGAATCTAATGTTGAAGATGACTATTGTGAAGCATGTAAGATTGCTAACCCTAATAAAGATTGTTCTACCTGTGATAGAGACATAAAAATTATTGAGGATAAAAAGGTAAATACCCTTGGACCAGAAAATAAATTTTAAAGTAGAAATACAAGCTCAATTTGAGCAGTTAAAATCTTTAGGTAGAGAATTAACACAACTTAAAGAACACATGACCACAAAGGGTGTTACAGGAAGTTTTTATGACACCTTTGCTAAAAGTGCAAAAAATCTTACTATAGAAATAGATAATATAAGAAGAGCTTTAGGTAGAGCTAATGATACAACAGCTTTAGATAAAGTAGAAGATAGGATAAATTCTGTAATATCTAGAATACAGGTTTTAAAGGGAACAGCTACGAATTTAATGTCCACTGTTTCTGCCAATATTCAACAACCATCTACACTTTTTACAGCTCCAAAATATCCCATTGTAGAGCCACCAAAATCGTCTGTATATGTTGGTGTTGGCCAACAAGCCGTTGAACAAGTAATGCAACCTCATCAACTTTTTTCATCTACTCAATGGCCTCCAGCACCTGCACCATTACGACAAATAACACCACCGATGAGTGGACCTATTTTAGCAGAACAAATTGCTGGTTTAAAAACATTTCAATCGGGTCTTTCTGAAATACAATCACAGTTAAATTCTGTATTTAAACCCACTCAATGGTCTATAAATACTGGTAATAGTTTTGATAATTTTAAATCTAAATTACAGAATTTAGATGTAGAAATAAAAAAAATACAAGCAGATTTAAATAATGCACTAAGAGTAGACCCCTCAAAGCTTAATTTAGAAAAGGTTGGAGGAAAAATTCTTGAATTACAAGCTGCGATGAAGTCTATGAATGCAGATAAACTTGGTGCAGCAAAAGCACAGTGGGGAGAAGCTGTAGGTGGTAGATTAGTTAGTGCAGAAGCTTCTATAATAAAAGCTAAAGAAGGGTATGTTCAAGTTAAAAAATGGTTAGAACAAAATTCTAAAACAGCAGATAAGGGGCTAGTAGAGACTATGTCCCGATTTAGAAATGAATTAGATTTACAACAACATGGTATGGAAAAAGGTAAAATGTCCATACGAAATTTTGCAGCTACTTTTGGTCTTATCAAATCAGAAATGAAAGACCTTATGTTTTGGCAAGCTAGATGGTATGGGACAAAATTCTTATTAATGGAACCTCTCCAATTAGGACTTGCAGCTTTTAAGTCTGCTATAGCTTCTACGATAGAATTAGATAATTGGAATGCTAAAATGTTACGTTGGGATGCAACTACTGGTCAAGTAACTGAAGGTATGAAAAAAGACGTTTCTGATTTAATGATAGAAATGCGTAGAGCTGCATTAATTATTCCCGTTCCTTTTGAAAAAATAGCTACTGCCATGGAAGGTCTTAGAAGTGCGGGATTACCCACTAAAGATGTTAAAGAAATGACACTAAGCATGACCAGATTTGTTGCTGCTTTTCCAGAAGTAAATATGGCAACTTTTGGTGTTACTCTTATAGGTTCTTTAAAAAACTGGGGTGATAGTTTTGATGGAGTAAAGTCTAAAGCACAAGCATTAGGTTTAATGCTTGACAAATTAACAGTTGCACAAGAACGTGGTATAATTAAACCAGAAAATTTTCAACAAGTCTTACAGTTCTTAAGTGAAACATCAAAAATGGCTGGATTTACATATGACCAGATGTTAGCTATGGCAGTTGTTGTTACTGACTTAGGAACAAAGACAGGTCTAGCATCAAGAGGATTACGTCAAATGATGTATTCCTTAGTTGCACCAAAATCTTTAGTTATGTTAGAACAACTTGGAGTTAAAATAGATAGAAATAAGACTTTGGGTTCGCAGTGGGTTGATATAATGGGCAGACTGGGAGAGGTAATGGGTAAACCTCTATCTATGGAACAAATGCAAATTCTTTCTGGTTTAGGTCCAACAACTGTTAAAGGAGTATTAACTACTCTTATAGATAATGCTGAAAAATATAAAGAAATTTTAGATTCTGTTTTAGCGTCTCAAGGTGCAGTAAAAACCGCAGCAGAAGTAATGAGTATGCCTATATCTAAACAGTGGGATTTAACTAAGAGAGCTATGGTAGAATTTTCTATGGCTTTATTAGACCCACAAAGTAAACTTTCTAAAATGACTGCTACTTTCTTGGATATGGCTAGAGGAGCACTTACAGCAGTAAATCCAGAGTTGACTAAGAATCTATTTTCTTTAGGAGATGCTGGTGAAAAGACAAGAGTTACTTTAACTGCTATGATGGATACTTTTGGAGTAGTTAAAGATACTATATCTATGCTTGTTGGAGCATTTTTAAAACTTAGTAATATATTATTCTCCTTAAAAGACACTTTTACTATTTTAATAGATGTATATATGGCTAGTTTAATACTAAAACTTTTAACTAAAACAAAAGTTTTAGGGTTAGTAACAGGAGCATATAAAGATTTAAAAGCTGCTGTAGTAGCTTATACTGTTGCAGTAGAAGCTTCAAAAGTTGCAGTAGAAGCTTCAAACGCTGTTGAAGCTACAAGCGGAATGATAGTAACAAGGGGTGTAACTTCAGGAGTTACTAGAACTGCTGCTACTACTAAATTAATAACAGAACAAACAGCAGCAGCAATGGCAGCAGGTGCAGGTGGAGGTGGAGCTATTGGAATGACAAAAGCGGCAGCATCCGTAACTGGAGTTGTGACTGTGGCAAAATTGGGTTTATTAACGGCAGGTGTGGGAGCACTAGCAGCAGGATGGGCAGCATTTTGGCCTGTAGCTCTTCCTATTGCTGCCATAACAGCAGCACTATTTTTATGGCAGAAATGGAATCAAGCAGTAGATGACCAAAAACAATTAGTAGAAGAAGCTTATGAAGGCTATGTGCATATGAAAGATGGTATGATAGTTTTAGGAGATACTGCTGATAAAACAAAAAAGAAAATTGAAGACCTCAATGACGAAGCTGGTAAAGTGGCAAAAGAACAGTTTATAGAGAAATTAAAGAAAAAGATGGAACTTAGTGTTGAGGGTGGTGTGGGAGGATTTCCCTCAGTAAATATGGGATATGATTCTTTATCTCCACAAGAAAAAGCTTTATATGATAAGTTAACAGAATCTCCATATGTTCCTTCAGGGATGCCTGAACAAATAAAAACAGATACTGAAAGAGAAAAAAAAGAGATTCAATGGAACCTAGAAACGAAAAGAAAATTCGCTTCTGATGCTAAAAAAGCTATGGAAGAAGCTTATAACTCTATAACAGCTATAGTTAAGTCCTCATTTAATATTATATCTTCTATTGAAGAGGCAACTTTTGCCAACAGTATGACTGATTTAGAATCTTACGTAAATAGAAGGTATGAGCTTTTTAAACAAGAGTATGATGGGGAAATTAAGCTATCTAAGATGCTTTCTGACCAGTTAGGAAAGTTTAAGTTTGAATCGCAATCAAAGAAGATAATTGAAGCTATGGAAGGTGGAGGAGGAGAAGAGTATAGGTATCATCCTCCTGGAGAGACTATAAGTACTAAAGAGGAAGAATCTCCTAGAGCAATAACGGAAACACTTAGAGAAATGTTATCAAAGTATTTTCCAGCTCATAAGATAGATACAGCAGTGGCGGTGGCTAAAGCTGAATCTAGTTTTAATCCTTTAGCTACAAGAAGAGGAGATTCTGGAAATATAGCAGACTGGGGATTATTCCAAATAAATCAAATCCATATAAAAGAAGCTTTACAGCAAGGTCTTATAGAAAAGAAAGAAGATTTACTTGACCCAAATATAAATGCAAAAGTTGCCGCTTGGGTAAATAATAAATCTGGTGGTGAGTTTGGGGCTTGGTTTAAGTCTGCAAAGAATTGGACTAAACCAGGATATGGAGCAGGTGAAAATCCAACGATAGCTTCTATGCCATTAAGAGCTACTTCTAAAGAAACCGCTATTCCTACAGGACAATTTACACCTCCAGACATAGAACCTATTTTATTTTCTGAAGAATATTGGAATAAGATGTTTACTGGAGGACAAGAAGTAATCGAATTAGTAAAAAAATATTATAATGATGAGGTAGACTTAACTACAGCTAATTTTAACAAAGTAGAGGCTGAAGAAGTTCATCATAATCTTAGAAGACAACAAATTTGGCTTGATTACGCTGAAAAGGAAGCTAGAATAAAAGAGCAACAGGAGTCTGGAGTTTTAGCTGGTAAAAAAGGAGAACAAGCTTTAGTTAATTTAAAAAAGGTTACAGACTTAGAATTTCAGGCAGAAGATATCAGATATGCTGCTGCCAATATAAAAACTGAAGAAGAAAGAGTTAAAGACTTATTACAGATAAATGAAATTTATGGAAAGAAAAAGATTGAAAAAATTATGGACCAGTATAAGCATGAAGCCGATTTAAGAAGAATAGCTATTAAAAAAGAAGAAGATGATGAAGAGTTTAGAATATCAGAACGTGGAAAAAATACTGAATACGCTTATGAACATATGGATATTGACCCACGAACTTATTATGGTAATTTAGCACAAGCAGCAGAAGATATTTACAATAATAAAATGAAAGCTTTAATGGCTAAAGCTCTTGTAGATAAGGCCGAATTTATGAAAGAATTTGGTGAGGCATATACACAGGGTAGTTTAAAGACTATGGATGAGGTGTATATGCCTTCTCCACCAGATGTTATAGCGTACCAACAAGCTTTTAATAAAGTGTTTAAGGTAGATGCAGAATTTGCGTCTGCTGCCAGCAAAATATCACAAGAGAAATTTTCTAAACTAGCAGAAGATGCTAAAAAAGCTCTACAGGATATTAGAAAAATATTTCAAGATTCTGGACTTACTGGAGTAATTAGTAAAGTAGCAGAAGACATGTCAAAAGCTTTTGGTAATATGGGAGAGAATATAAAAGCTTCTTTTGAAACTGTCATGAATACCTTAGAATCTGAATTAGAAGGTATCTTTGATGATATGATGGAAGGAACTTTTAAATGGGAAAAAGCTTTAACTAATGTTTTAAAAACTATGACAAAAGAGATTATTAAGACTTTTGCAATTAAGCCTTTTATGTCTGGATTAACTGGAAAAATTAGTGAAATGACTAAACCTAAAGAAGGTGAAGAACCTGGATGGTGGAGTAAACTTTTTGGTGCTACTGGAAAAGAAGGTAAAGGTGGTAAAGAAACAATAGTAAGTAAGATAGAAGAAACAAATGCTATATTAAGAGAAATAGCAGGTACGGGTACAGGTCTTGGTGGTAAAGAAAAATCACCTTTTGCAACACCAGGAACAGATGAAACTGTTTGGGAGCAGACAGAAGATGGACTACAAAAGAAGGCTAAAGAGTTAGAAGTACAAACAGAGAATTGTTTCTCTCAACTTTTTACATATATTAAAAATTTCATTATGAAAATGGCAGAAACTATTAAAGGTTTATTTAGTAGTATGGGTTCAGAGAGTGGAGGTTTTGGTGACAGTGGTTTAGATGAATGGGGTGGTGGAAGTGGAGCTAATTGGTCAGCATTTGACGCTCAGGTACCAGCTAGGATGGCAAAAGGTGGAAAAATAGGGTTAAACAAGTTAGCTTTAATTGGTGAAAATGGTCCTGAACTATTTAGACCTAATACTAGTGGAACTATTTTACCTAACGGTGCATTTGGTGATCAACCTACTTTGAA